GGTCTAGCTGATGGATTGAAATCAGTTTATTTCAATGAAACTCCACTTCAGAATCCTAATAACTCATTTAACTTTACAGGCGCTACAGTTGTAGCTACAACTGGCTCACAGGGTCAATCTTATATTGAAGGCTTCCCTGCTGTTGAGAATGAGATTGGTGTATCTACTCAAGTAGAAGCTGCAACTCCTATTGTTCGGCAGATTTCAAATTCTGATGTTGATGCTGTTAGGGTTACTATTAGCATTCCAGCACTTACTCAGCAAAATGTCCAAAATGGCGATCTAAATGGGACAACTGTGCAATATGCTATTGATGTTCAGTCTAATGGCGGTGGATATTATCCACAAATTCTAGGCTCTGCATGGTCTAGCTCTACAGTAAATATAGTTTCTGCAACTTCGGCAAGAGCTAATCAGCCTATTTATCAAATGCAAATATCTGTTAATGATAATTTATTTTCAGGAACTTATACAGTTGAATATAAGAAACAATCTGATTCTGTATGGCTTACAAGCGGAATAACTGTAAGAAGGAATGAAAGTTATGGCGGTGCTGGTAAAGGATTTATGAGGGCTGCTATTAATGTCTTACAGGGGCAAAAAATTTACACAATGCCAGTTAGAGAGCTTGCTTTGTGGGAAATGCGCATTGTATATACAGGCAAAGGCGGTAGCGGAATTGTTGATGCTGAAGGTAACTATGGAACTCCTTTTGCTACTATCAATGGTAAAACTACATCCAAATATCAGAAATCTCACAGGATTGAGCTTACTGGAGATGCGCCTTGGGATATTAGAGTAAGAAGAATTACTCCTGATAGCACATCAGCAGCACTTCAAAATAAGACTTTTTGGGATTCTTACACAGAGATTATTGATGGCAAATTTCGCTATCCTAACTCTGCTATTGTAGGTGTTCGCATTGATGCTTCTCAGTTTGATAATATTCCTAAGAGAAGCTATGACCTAAAGATGCTCAAGGTCAAAATCCCAAATAATTATGATCCAGTTACTAGGACTTATAATGGTGTATGGGATGGAAACTTCTCTGTAGCTTGGACTGATAATCCTGCATGGTGCTTCTATGACCTTATTACCAATGAAAGATATGGTCTAGGCAGCTATATTCCTGAGAGCCAAGTAGATAAATGGACTTTGTATGCTATTGGGCAATATTGTGATGAGTTAGTTCCTAATGGCTTTGGTGGCACAGAGCCTAGATATACTTGCAACATTTATATTCAAAGCAGGGAAGAAGCCTTTAATGTAGTAAATAGTATGGCATCTATCTTTAGAGGGATGCCTTATTGGGCTAGTGGCGCTATTACTTTAGGCTATGATGCGCCTTCTGATCCTGTTTATCAGTTTACAAATGCCAATGTCATTGATGGGAATTTCACTTATCAAGGAAGCTCAATCAAGGCTAGGCATACTGTAGCCTTAGTTACTTGGAATGATCCTGAAGATTTCTATCGGCAAAAGGTTGAGTATGTTGAAGATCCTGATGGAATAGCTAGATATGGCATAGTGCAAACAGAGGTTGCTGCTGTAGGTTGCACATCTAGAGGTCAGGCAAACAGAGTTGGGCGCTGGATTCTATTTACTGAGCAATCAGAAACAGAAATTGTAACCTTTAGGACAGGGGTTGAAGGCAATCAGATTCGCCCATCCAATGTCATTCAAATTGCAGATGAAGCTAGGGCTGGCACTAGGGTAGGCGGTAGGGTTGCTTCAGCTACTACAACTGTAGTTACTGTGGATCAGAATGTAGGCTCTATTACAGGCATTGTAGGCGCTACTTTATCTGTAATTCTGCCTAGCGGAACTTTGCAAACTAGGACTATTTCTTCTGTAAATAACAGCGCAATCACAGTATCTAGCGCATTTACAGAAACTCCTGCTGCTAATGCAATTTGGATGGTGCAAACTTCTACTCTATCTTTGCAAACTTTCAGAGTTACTTCCATAGTGGAAGAAGATGATGGTCTTACTATTACAGCCTTGGCGCATAATCCTGATAAGTATGCCAATGTAGAGCAAGGACTAAAACTTCAGCCTAGGGCAATTAGTAGTCTTTCAATAGTTCCTGCTGCGCCTACAGATATTTCTGTTACTGAAACCTTGTATGAAGAAGGCGCAGATATATTTGTATTGATTACCTTATCTTGGACACCAGTTCAGGGCGCAACTTCTTATCAGGTATCCTATAAAGCTGGAGAAAGAAACTTTGTAACATTGCCTACAACTCAGGCAACTTCTATTGATATTAGAAATGCGGTTGATGGCAATTATGTATTCAAAGTATTTGCAATTAATTCTATTGGAAAAAAGAGTGTTCCCACAGAGATTACTGCTCAGATCTATGGAAAAACAGCGCCCCCTGCTGATGTAACTAACTTTGCTGTGAATGTCATTGGCACTCAGGCGCATTTGTCATGGACTCCTGTTCCTGATCTAGATTTGGCTTACTACAGAATTAGGCACTCTAATCTTACATCAGGCGCAACATATTCTGATTCCATAGATATTATTGATAAGGTGGCTCGCCCTGCTAATACTGCTGTAGTTCCTGCAATGACAGGCACTTATTTTATTAAAGCCTATGATAAGTTAGATATTGGCTCAGTAAATGCTACTGAATCTGTGGCAATTATTAATAATATTTCAGGTCTAAATGTTATTCAGGTAATACAAGAATCTCCTGATTTCCTAGGAGAAAAGATTGAGTGCCATGTAACAGATGATGGGCTGGTCTTAGATACTGCTATTGATTTTGATGATGTAGCAGGGGATTTTGATGATGTAACTGGTTTATTTGATGGCGGTGGCGGAACTACTTCTACAGAAGGAACTTATTTCTTTGATGATTATCTAGACCTAGGCAATGTATATACAAGCAGGCTTACAGTAAATATTGAAGTAGGCAGGGTTGATTATGTAAATACCTTTGATGCCAAAGAAGGTCTATTTGATCAGCAGCAAGGGGAATTTGATGGTGATCCTGATGCTTTAGATGATACAAATGTAGAATTATGGGTTTCTACTACTAATGATGATCCAAATAGCTCTCCTGTTACTTGGACACCATATAGGAGATTCTTAGTAGGGGATTACACAGCAAGGGGATTCCGCTTTAAAGCTGTTTTAACTTCTACTGATGAGGAAGCCAGCCCAATTATTAAATCACTCTCAATAAATGTAGATATGCCTGATAGGGTCATTGGAGGAGATGATTTGGTAAGCGGAACAGATTCAGTGGGTTATTCTGTAACCTTCTCTCCAGCCTTCAGAGTAGCCCCTGCGGTTGGTATCATGGCACAGAATCTTCAGCAAGGAGATTTCTATGAAATACCCACAAAATCAGCTTCAGGCTTTACAATAAGGTTCAAGAACTCAGGCGGAACTGTAGTGAGTAGGCAGTTCGATTATGTAGCGGCTGGTTATGGAGAATTAGTAGCATGAGCAAGCCAATGGATTTAATTGGGCAAAGATTTGGTAGGCTTCTTGTAGTTGGCTTAGGAAGTCCTACAAAATCAGGTCAAAAGACTTGGCTTTGTAATTGCTCTTGCGGTAGTGCAAAAGAAATTAGGCATGGAGATTTAAGAAATGGAAAATCTTTATCTTGCGGATGTAATCATAAAGAGATGTTGAAAAACAGATCAAGAATTCATGGGATGAGTAAAAAGTCAATTTATAATACTTGGGTATCTATGAAAGCAAGATGCTTCAATCCATTAAGCACAGATTATGCTAGTTATGGCGGTAGAGGAATAACAGTTTGTAAAGAGTGGTTAGAATTTGAAAACTTCTATGCTGATATGGGAGATAGACCTGAAGGGTTATCTTTAGATCGCATAGATAATATGGGTAATTATGAGCCTAATAATTGTAGATGGGCTGATTGGATTACACAGAATAATAATCGCAGACCAAGAAACAGTAGCAGAGTAGGAGTTTAAGGAGAATATATGTCGCAGCATGATCTTACCATTGATAACCAAGGTTTTCCCGCATTTAGGGCAGATCTTAATAATGCGCTTCAGGCTTTAGGAAGCACTCAATCAGGCACTTCTGCCCCATCGCCTACTTTTGCTAATCAGCTTTGGTATGACACCACAAACAATCAGCTAAAGATTCGCAATGAAGATAATGATGCTTGGATTACTTTATTAACTTTAGATCAAACTGCTGATTCTGTTTCGCAGCTTTCTGCTGTTCTAGTTGCTTTGGGCGCTGGATCAGCAAGTTCGCCATCATTAACAGCTTCAGGTGATACTAATACTGGTCTATTTTTTCCAACTGCTGATACTGTAGGAATTGCTTGCGGGGGATCTGAAGCAGCAAGAATTATTTTAGGTCAGCTTTCTATTTCAGCAACTTCAAGCGCCGCATCTTCTTTAAGATTATATGAAGATACAGATAATGGCACTAATTATATAGATTTAATTGCGCCCACATCTATTTCATCTAATAGAACATTAACTATTCCAGATAATAGCGGAACGGTATTGACCAGCGCAAGCCCATCATCAGATTTACCAAGCTCTATCAATGGTCCAGCGTTTAGTGCTTATAGTAACGCATTTGTTTCTGTTGCTAACAATACATTTACAAAAATTACATTTAATACAGAAGATTACGATACAAATAATAATTTTGCGTCTAGTCGTTTTACCCCAACGGTTGCTGGGTATTATCAATTCAATGTAACTCTTGCGTTTGCCGCAAGTGCAGGGGTTAATACAGGAGGAATATTTTTTTATAAAAATGGAACTAGACATTTAGATGGTTCGCTACTTGTAATGAACACAAGTTATACTCAGTTTATTTCTAGTAGCGGAATTATTTATTGTAATGGTTCAACTGATTATGTTGAAGTGTATGCTTCTCAAGCTACAGGCTCTGCTCAAAACATTGGCTCAACAGCTTCAACATTAAAATTTACTGGCGCATTAGTGAGGTCAGCATGAGTTTATACGACAAAATTATGGCTCTATATCCTATCCTTACAACTGAGGATTTCTTGACAACCATCACCTTACAAAACGACAGCGATGGTCGTGGCGATTACATTGCCAAATGGGAACACCCAACTCTACCTCACCCAACTGACGAGCAATTAGAAGGAGTTAAATTAAGGAATTATCATGCTAATTCTTGATTGGATAATGGACAAACTAGGCTATACCAAAAAGGTAAGCTGGACAGATTTTTTAATAGGCTATGACTTTGAAGAAGAAAAACCAAAGCGCAAGCCTGCTGCTAAAAAGCCAGTTAAGAAAACAGCAACCAAAAAGACAGTCCGCAAAAAGGTGTAGTCATGGCAGATGATTTCTTAGATCCATATAAGTATGGCAAGCTAGTAGCTCAATTTGAACAGATGGAAAAAAAAGTAGATGCAATGGAATCTGATATTAAAAAGCTACTTGCTATGGCAGAAAGATCTAAGGGATCTCTGTGGGCGCTTATGGGTGTAGCTTCTGTAGGCGGTGGGGTCATTACCTATATTGCTGAATTTTTCATCAAAAAATGAATCTCCAAGTAAATGATTCCTTATCCAAATGGAATAAAACAGAGGAATTTAAACTCCAAGTAGCTAGAAGCCAAATTCGAGGGCATGATATTCGGCACATCTTTGGCTATAACCCTGATATTGATGCTGGAGTAGAAGAAACCATTTGGACTGCTGGTGGGCTTTATGACCATGCCGATTCACCAGTTACTATGACTGTAAGCTCATCTAGTGCATCAGATACTTCTAATGGAGTAGGTGCTAGGCAAGTCTATATTCTTGGCATTAACTCTACAGGCAATGAAGTATCAGAAACAGTAACCCTAAATGGGCAAACTGCTGTTAATACTTTCCATACCTATACAGAGATTCAATATGCTTTAGTAGTTGCTGTAGGCTCTACTGCACACAATGTCGGCAATATCTCTATTGGCACAGGCACAGTAACAGCAGGAGTTCCTGCAAATATTTATGGGCACATTCTTGCTACAGAAAATGGCTCTCTTATGGGGCATTACACAGTTCCCCTAGATTACACAGGCTATTTGATTGCTGGATCTGTATCTTCAGGCGCAACTCAGGCTTCTAAAAATATTACTGCTAGGCTCAAATACAGGACTGCCAGCGACATCATCCACACAGCAGCTATTGTAGTTTTCAATACAGGCAAATCTGATTTTGCTTTTGATTATCCTATTAAGGTGGAAAGTGGCGGATGCATATCTGCTTCTGCTATTTCATCTTCAGATAATGAAAGAGTTTCTTGCTACTTTCAGCTACTTTTAATTAAGAATCAGGAATAATTATGATCTTAGAAACCATTATTGGCGCATTAGTTCCTGTAGGTATTGAGGGCATTAAGCAAGTAATCGGCAAGTTTGCGGGTGGAGTTCGCCCTACTACTATTGCAGAGCAGATTGAGCTAGATAAATCAGAAATTTCCCGCATGGAAGCTATTGCAAAGCTAGATAATCCTTTTGGGCAGCCTAGCCAATGGGTAATAGATCTAAGGGCTTCTGCTAGGTATATTGGCGCTTTAGTGGTGATTGCTCTAGGTATCAGCACTCTTTATCTGCCTGTAGATCCATACATCCAGCGCATAGGATTGGAAGCTGCCAATATTGCATTCGGTTTCCTATTTGGAAGTCGGATCATGGCTAATCTTTCTAAGAAATGAACTCTGAGCATTTAATAGCGCTTGGCATCCATCCTAACTGGTATGATGCATTGCAACACACCTTTAATAAGTATGAGATCAACACCATCAAAAGGCAGGCTCATTTCATTGCGCAATGCGCTCATGAAAGCAACTGGTTTAAAACCCTAGAGGAAAATCTAAACTACTCTGCCAATGGCTTAATGGCTATTTGGGGGTCTAGATTCCCAACTCTAGAATATGCCCAAGAGTTTGCTAGAAACCCTGAGAAGATCGCTAATAAAGTCTATGGTGGGCGCATGGGCAATATAGAAGAAGGTGATGGGTGGAAGTATCGGGGCAGGGGAATTATTCAGCTTACAGGGCGAGAGAACTATAGGAATACAGGAAGGGCTATAGGAGTGGATTTAGAGGGCTTTCCAGAGCTTGCTTTAGTTCCTTTGTATGCTTGCCTAGCTGCTGGGCATTATTGGGCTAAAAGGGGCATTAATGCCTTTGCTGATGCCGATAACTATCAAGAAGTTACTAGGCGCATTAATGGCGGTCAGATTGGGCTAATGGATCGCATAGCCAAAACCAAGAAGGTAGAAGAAGTCTTAAACAGGCAGATTTAGCGATCTGTAGATAACCCCATCTTGCCAAGTCTTATCTACCCCTGCTTCTTTATATAGCTCAATAATCTTATCAGGGTAAACCATTATAGGCTTCTGTTCTGTGAAACAGAATGCATAGATCAAGGGCGCTTCCTTAGTAGAAAACCATTCCATAAACAATGGCAGCATATTGACTTCCGATTGCTTAAAGTTGCCAGTTCCTTTCACATTCACCACAAAGGTGAATTTATCGGTGTTTACAAGATAGTCAGGAAGATTTCTAAGCATTGGGTTTAAGCGCCAAAAGTTAGGAATCTCATTATTCTTTTCATCAAATCCTAGCCTGTGATACTTGTATCCCTTGGAAGCGCAGTATTGCTCAAAAAGAATCTCCCCATGATTAACTAGCTTTTGTCGATCTAGGAAAGATGCAATATTTTTCATACCAGTTTGATAAGCGGAGAACTGGTCAAAACCCTGTGAAGGATAGAGCTTATCTCTCTAGATTTCATGGCGCTAAACTAGCTTCTTCTTTAGCTTTAATTAGTGGCTCTGCAAGGTTAATTACATCAATCTGATCCATCAATACTGCTCTAATCAAATCAATATCATTGCCCTGCCTTAACCATTTAGCAATTAATTCCTGAAGGTCTTTTTCCATGATTTTTCCTTGTTAAATTATGAGTTTCTCTATGATGCTTATTGCAAAGCCACACTACATCTAATGGTCTTGAATAATCAGGATGATGCCCTTCTACTTTTTCATCACCACAAATTAAACAAGGCATTTTTTCTATTCTTCCATCTCTTAAAGCATTGTTTATAGCATTTCTAGCATAATGTCTTTCGCTATGTTTTATTTTGTAAGAATTTAAAGCTCTTTTTTTTGCAATTTTTCCAGCATCAGTTTTTTGATATTCTTTTCTTGCTTTAACTCTTTCAGGGTTCATTCCTCTTTTTCTGTCATATTCTTTAATGCGATCTAAATTAATTTCTCTATGCTTGGAAACCCTTATCTTTACACAAATTTTGCACTTATTTAAATAGCCATCAGCCATTTCACTATGAGCATAGTATTCGGATAAGGGTTTTTTAATTCCACACTCTCTACAGGTTTTCATAATAATTCCTATTAAAAAGGAATATTAAGTATATACCTTTTTAGAATGGCACATCTTCCATAAGATCATCAATGCCATCTTTCTTGGGCTTTGGCATCTCATCATCTCCTCTTGGCTTAAAGTTATCCTTTTGCTTTGGCTCAGAGAAGTTAAGCCAGCCATCCCAATTAACAGGGAGAGATTCAATCTTGGCAGATAACCCGCCCTGCCTAGTATCCATTACAACTCCGCATTTAACCCATCTAGTCTTATCTTCGCCTGTGGCTTGATCTTTGTAAGTTCCGCTTTTAGCTATCAATTCATATTTAATTGGCATTTAGTTTCCTTTTTAACTTTAAAAGTGTTGCATCTACTTCATTCAAAAATTGCTTTACTTCTGCTTCCATTTCCTGAATATATGAATCATCCCAATTCAGGCGCACTACAAATAGCTGAAGATCTTCAGGCAGCCTAGGGTCAAAAGATGCAAAATCACACCATTTGCGCCCTGTGCAAGCCATCTGAGCCATCATCTGCGGGATATATTTAGAAGGCGGTTTGCCATCCTGTAAATACTCTAGATGAGTAGTTGTATTAGGGCATTTGATCTCCAGTAGCCCATCTTCACCTACTAAACCATCAGGAGAGCAGCCAAACCATTCAATAGTAGGATGATCCACAAAAGGCACTTGCTCTACAAATAGCCCTTTATGAGTTTCATAGGCAATCCTAGCAAAAGGCTCTTGCTCAGTTCCCCATTGCATTGCAGAGTTAGTAAAAGAATCTGCTGGCTTGCCAGTTAGTCTTTCGGCTACAAGATCCATCCTGTAATTCTTGCGCCCTGCTGATTCGCCTGATTTGACTTTAGATAGCACATCCGCAACTCTAGAAGCGGTAATCTTGCCCGCCCTGAGTGCCCGCCATGCATCCGAGCCTTGAACTATCTCTGTAGCAGCTATGCGGTCATCGGTAGTAAAAGTAGTGATTTTATTTCTCCTCTTGCTTGAGTTTGATTAGTTCCTGCAACTGTTTGCAAAACTGCTCTCCTGCTTGCGCTGCTTTTAATGCATCATCCCAATGCTTAGTTAGGCAGAATCTATAGACATTGTTTACAGCAAGTTTTGTATCCAAATACAGTTCTGCATAATCTTCTTCTCTCATTCTCTATCTTCCTGATCTATTTGTGGTTCATTGAGTTGAATCAGTTGAGTTTCCCCATCCTTTTCAAATTGTTTTTGTAGCTCTTTGCTCATCGCTTCAACTGCTGCCTTCCATCCAAGGGCAAAGAAATCTTCAGGCTTCTCTACTGGGGTATTTAGCTTATTGAATGCTTCTAAGCAAAGTCTATTATCTATCATTTTTTCGCTTCCATTTGAAAGGGAATACTTCCATTGGTTTATCAGGATTGACATCTTCCAAGGTTCGCCCTACTAAATCCCTAAACTCCTTCCATTTATTTTGATAGAAAGGCTGCTCACTAGCAGGAATGTAGTTATATAGCTTGCGCCATCTGATAGTAATATCTGTGGTGCTAGGTGTGTAAATATAATCATCTTTCATTTGGTCTTACTCCTATATCTTTGTTGAGATTGTCTAGCAAGGCAGAACTCACACTTCCATCTTCTGATCTTGCTTCCTGTTTCAATTAATTTAAATCCTTCTTCATTTCGCATAGCTTGGCAGCTACTACAAAACTTCTTTTTTATTCCATCCATCTTTTAAATAGCCCCATTCACTAGCATCTATAACTGCGCTTAACTTTTTGCAGACATCACAGGAATCAATCCAGCATCTATATTCATGGTGCTTTGGCTTTTGAGTTCCCCACTTAGTTCCACAATCATGGCATACATTGTCAGGCTGCTCATCAGCTAGTCGCATTCATTTGCCCCTTCTTAATGTCATAAGCATCTTTTAGGGTATTTGCAAGACTTTTAAATTTCTTGAGTTTTGTGTAACCTTCAGAGAAGGCAGTTCGCAACTCGGCAGGGGTAGAGCTTGCCTGAATTTTGCCAATATAGATCTGAGCTTCTTCTTGCGGATCATCTTCTTCATCAGGCGGTAAGCCTTCATTTTGGTAAATGAATAATCCAATTCCAAAGCTGGCTATACACTTTGTCAGGCAGCGCATCTGTGCATCCGAGATCTTCCTAGCATCAGGCTGCTTAATTGCATTATTCCTATGATCCATTACTGGTAGATGCATCCGCATAGTTTTGCCAAATGCAGTTACATTGCAAAAGACCATGCATGAATCATTGTAGAATTTGGGATCAGGGAACTCCCAAGTCGCAGTAGGGTCATGCAGCATTAACTCATCTACAGCATATGCCCATGAAAGGTAATTAAGAGATCCCTTCTTCTTTATCTTGCCAGTTACATCAATGGCTCTAAGCTCTTTGTAGTTCACTTCAACACCTCTGCTGATTTAAGTTCGTTGCACTCAACACCATCCCTGAACCATTGGACGCCGTATCTCTTGCCACATTTGCAGTCTATGGTTCTTGGCTCTTTGTTTACTTCATCAAAAAAATAGTCATCCGCATAACCAGACAAAAGAATATCCGTTGTCATTAAATGCTCAATGTCTGTCCCTTTCCATTTTTCACTAGGACAGGTGCATTTGATTGTGTAGTGTAGGTCTCTACCGCCACTCCATTTAAACTGTTTTTTCATTTCAACACCTCTGCTGATTTAAGTTCGCCTGTTTCGCCATCAAATACAAGTTTTACATTTGAATCTTCTAAATCCGCTTTCATTCCAGCAACATGTTGGTGTTCAAGGTCGCATAAAAAATAAAAAGTTGCAACAACATCAGGCTTTGGTTCAGGCTTGATGCGGTATTGATAATCCTCATACCAAGACATTTCTTCTCTATCGCCATCTTTCCATTGTTCAATACATCCATTCCAATATTGAATCTGAGCACCATCAGCCCATGCTTTGATTAGTTCTGCGTGTTTATGTGGTTTCATAAATCACCATCCGCTTCTTCTTCATCAGCCTGAGATACAGCTTTGCCTTCCCAATAATCATAGACAGCAGATTGAATCATTAGACCTAGCATTGCCTTATCATTCTTTTGTAGGGCTTCTTCAATGGTATCTCTATGCTTGTATAGGCATTCCTCATAAAGAGCTTCCATAAAGTTATCAAAGTTATCAGGGTTCATTTCGCCATGCATCAATTCGGCTATGCGCTGGTCTATGCGAGCTTGTGCATCTCCAGCTTCCCTATAAGGCGATTCAAGCCATGCATCATATTTATTCATATTGTTTCCTTCACTTGGTTAGATACCACACATACTGAGCAAAACAGAAAAAAGCTAAAGTTAAAACTACCATATGCCAATTCTTAAGTTTCATATTGTTTCCTTTATTAAATAACACCAAAATTAACAGCCATTCTTTCTACTTCTACTTCTTTAATTAAAACCTTGCAGCCTTTTGCTTTGTATCTTTCAGCAATCTTTTCTGCTGCTTTTTTGTCGCTAACTTGATCTATGAATTTATTGTCAGCCTTGATTACAAATGATTTAGCTTTTATACAGTTGCTCATATTGTTTCCTTTAATTATTAAATTGTTTAATTGCTTCTGCTGCAATATTCCAATTTTTTGTAAATGGGGTAATCAGTCCGCCTTTTGCGCCCCTTAATGTAAAGCCATGCTGATTTACATATGCATAAAAACCATTCTGAAATTTGTAGTTTATTTGCTTGCCATTTTCAGAAATTGTTTTTTCAATAACTTTCATTTTGTTTCCTTTCTTTGTTTCCATGTAGAAACTTTACCACAAATGTAGAGAAATCTACAATTATTTACCTAGGACTTTCCCTAATGCCTATAACCCTATGAATCTACAGAAATAAGGTAGAATCTACATATTCCATGAACTTTATCTCTGCAAGGTCATGGTCTGAGTAGCAGAGATGCTGTCATATTGCATGGGGGTATGACTTAAGACAAGCTAGTCACTGGATTGTGTGCTGGTTAGCCCATGCCATTTTTTAATAGGAGAAAGCATGGAAGCGGTGCAACAAACTCAATTTGATAAGGCTTTGGCGGTATTTGGCTCAATTAAAGGCATGGCAGAAAAGGTAGGGGTTAAATATGTCAGTTGCTATGCTTGGTATATGCGTGGCGGAAAGATCCCTAAAAAGCATCATAATGCGGTCATACAGGCTTCAGAAGGCAAATTGACAGCGCAAGACCTTGGCTAGTCTAAATCAGCGCACAGTAGCCCTTTTAGAGGGTCAGGGCTATATCTGTGATGTAGTTGAATCCTACAATGCTTTTACAAAGCGCAAGAAGGACTTATTCGGCATTTTTGATATTTTGGCAGTAGGCAATGGGGAAACCATAGCTGTGCAGATTACTAGCAAAGCCAATATGTCAGCTAGGATCAAGAAAATTCAAGAAAGCCCTTTTTTGCCTGAAATCATCAGGTCAGGATGGCGCATAAAGGTTATTGGCTGGTTCAAGCAAAAGAATGGGCGGTATGATTACAAAGAATTTGAATTTTGATATATACTTTATTTAGCAGATTGAACCCTGCTTAGTTTTATCCCATAAGACCCCTTCGGGTTGCTCTGAGCATTTAGCAAAATTTATGGGATATTTTGTTAAGTGGGTTCAACTTAGAGCAACTCCAAGGGGTTTTTCTATTTCTGCTGGTCTTATCTGTGCGATGAAAACCACTAGCGGATAAGATACAAAGGCTACTAGGGGATAGAGGATGTAATAGCCTACAGATCGGTGGCGAAGCTAGTGCCGATTCCTTGAATGACTGGCGGGTGCTGTGGCTCCGAAAGGCAAACAGTTGAAGGCACTTAGGTTAGGCTAGGTGCGTTCACCAAAAGGCAACCCTTACTATAATAATAATATATATACTATATGCATGAAACTAAAGATACCTTTAGCAACTTGCATCTGCGGACTAGATTTCGCCAAGGTAGATTTCATTAAAAGCAGACAAAGAGGTTACTGCTCTCATAAATGCAGATTACAAACAATCTTGCAGAAAATAAAAAATCGGCAGCAAAAACTCAGTAAAAACCCCTAGAAAAAAATTCCCCAAATTTGTAGATTTTTAGTGTTAAGATTGTAGAATATTTACAAGTGAGGGAAATATGAAATATTTAATCGGTGGTTTTCTTCTAATTACCTTTAATGCTAATAATTGGTGGTGGACAGGGTTTTTTATCTTTGTCGCACTTGAGTTATTTGCCTTTATTGTAGAAACCAAGAAAGCATTACAGGAAGTTAAGCAAAGCAAGAAACCACAGCTACTAAAAGCCAATGGAGATCCCTACACAGAAGCAGATTTAGAGTTTATTTGGAAGCATGGGTATCAATCAGCATTAGAGATGGTTCAACAAACTAAACAGTAAGTTACAGAAAAGGAAACAATATGGACACTTTAAGAATTGAATTGCATATAGTAGAGCCAGTAGTTGAGAAGAAAAAAAGCTGGTTATATGACTATGGCTATGCGCTTGGCAAAGAGTTTGCTGAGAAAAAGAAACCTAAGTTAGATTTAAAACCTTTATTCCGAGATTGGACTAAAGACTATTCCGATCTTGAAACTCCCACAGTTTTTAGAAAGGAAAGAAAATGCTAATTCCTATACCTTTTTTTGGATGGTTTGATGATGAGAAAGATGAGCCAATTCCTGCGGAGATGCCAAGTGCAGCATATTAAATGGGCAGGAACTATTCTTTGTTTGCTGGGTATTGCATTGACTAGCTTTAATGTCTATCCAGCTAATATCTTTTTAAGCCTGATTGGTAGCGCACTATGGACTTATGCGGGTTATCTGCAAGATGATGCGCCATTATTCTTAGTAGAGATTGTGGCGGTTTTGCTTTACTTTGCAGGCGCAGTAACCTATATCACAATCCAGTTAAGCAGATGGGGTTTGATATGACTTATAAAACAGTCCTAAACCTACTCAATGCCTTATTTATGAGCCAATACAAATGAAAGAAGAAGCATTTAGACTAGCAGATCAGCTTGAGAATGAGTGTGAGCCATATGTGCAACTGGATCAACTTACATTCCAAAAAGCTGCAAAGATGCTTAGAGAGCAGGCTAAATTAATTCAAACCCTTAAATCACAATTAATCTATGACAGACTTGTTTCAAGACTTGATGGAAATAACCACTAATGAAAAAGACAATAGCGGAGATTTTGAAGTTTTTTGGCTGGCTTATCCAAGAAAACAAGGTAAGCAAATGGCTAGAAAGGCTTGGTCTAAACTCAATTCCGCCCAAAGAGAGAAGGCGCAAGCGGAGATTTTGAATCATATAAAATATTGGTCTTTGCATGAAACAGCCCAATGCTTTATCCCGCATTGCTCTACTTGGTTAAATCAGGCTAGGTATGATGATATTTTGGACTTTACTCGGCCTAAAAAGAAAGAATCTAAGGAATGGATGCTAAGTAATGAAGGCATTGAGCAGAAAGCAAAAGAGCTTGGCATCTTGGGAAATGGATATGACACTTATCAAACTCTTAAAATCAAATGCATGAAGGCTTTAGGCATGAATGTGCAGTAAGGCAGCTATGCAAATGGCGGTCAGAATGGGGCTTGGAAAAGTTTAGAAAGTATCTACAGCAATACAAGCTAGATCCTAAACTGCTTCAAGATTTTGTAGATCAGTATTCAAAAGGAAACAGGGGCGAGCCTAACTCATGGAAATAGATGAAAAAGCAGCTACAGAAGCAAGAAAATTTATATATAGAGAAGGTGCTGTATTTGGAAAAGCTAAATCACAAAGAAGCTATCTTGAGCATTTTCTAAAATCCAAATTGGCTTTGCTTATGGCAGAATCTACAGAAACTACAATTTCAGGAAAAGAAATGTATGCTAGGGCGCATCCTGAATATATAGCTTTATTGCATGGTATAAAAGAAGCTATAGAGCTTGAGGAAACCTTGCGCTGGCAATTAATCTCAGCACAGGCAACTATTGAGATATATAGGACTGAGAGTGCTAACAATAGGGCTATTGATAAGGCTATGCAATGAATGATTTACCCTACTACTTTGGCATCATTATCTTTGCTATAGTAGGGGTTTCCTTATGGATTACTTTTAAATGAACTACAGAAATAAAGATCTACTCAGAGCAGTAAGCCAGCTTCCTTGCCAAATCTGTGGGAAAGAAGGAGAAACACAGGCAAGCCATTCAAATCAATTAGAGGATGGTAAAGGCATGGGGATTAAAGCGCATGATTGCTATATTGCAGCAATTTGCTTTACTTGCCATGCAGAAATAGATCAAGGTAAGACCTATACAAAAGATGTAAGGAAAGCAGTATGGGATAAGGCGCATAAGCGCACTATTGGAGAACTCTTTAAGCGCAATAAGCTAAAGGTCTTACTATAACTCTAAAGGATCAAGACCGAACTCATCAGCGACAGCTTTGCAGCGCATCTTGAATACTTTGTCATGGTGATTCCATCTTTCCCTTTTATGCGCCCATCTGCTCATATGAACTGCTTCATGGCAAAGACTTCTTAGGACAGTCATAAAATGCCCACACAAAGCCCTAGAGATTTGGATTGTGTGTTCATAATCCTCGCCTTCATCATACTTGTAATAAGCATAAGCATGGGGATCTTCTATCACTTCAAACTTTATTTCTTCAGGCAAAGGCATCTTCCATCTTGTAAATGGATGGCAGCAATAAATAGTTGCATACAAATTCCTAAGAATTGCTGGAGTTATTTTCATAGCTGTAGAATTTCGCCCCTAAACTGAACAGAGTTCTCATCATTGACTAAGATCATCTCAGGCATGATTAGCTTACCATCCTGCCAAGAAGCCATTATAAATCCCTGCCGCCAGTCCTTTGCCGAGTCTTCGCAGTAAATAAAGGCATCTGAGTTAATATCAGCTAGAGTTCCTGTTTGCACTCCCCAAAAGGTTTTCTGATCAAATGTAGAGATAGGGCTGCAAGTTAGCACATGGGTATGGCCAGTAAAGATATTGCAGAAGCTAGAGGTTACATTGTTATAGCCAGCATATCTTCCGCCTTTATGCCTGTGCTTAATGACAGTATCATCATTAATCCAGAAAGACCAGCAAGTTTCCCAATTAGGGAAGTGATCTTTAAGAGAGAATCCATCTACACCTGAATAGGCACTCGCATGAGATACAAGGTAAGATTCATAGCGCATATCATGGTTACCCATAGTCCACACTAATCTACATCCAGCAGGGCGGATATTCTCAATAATATCTAGATGAAACTTACAGTAGTTCAACTCATCTAAGACTGTAGGCTTGGCATCATAGTTAATAGATGGGAATCTACTAAGCACAGCGCCATCAAAGGCATCTCCATTACAAATAATCGCAGAAGGCTTGAAATGCTCAATAAACTTTATAAGCGCCTTAAATCCTGCGGTGGTGTAATCTGTGAAGTGAGCATCCGAAAAGATAATAACCCTACCAGTATCTAGGCTCATTCCCCTTCTTACTGAGCCTGTAGTTTGTTCTATTCTTTCCTTATTAGCTCTTGCTAGTTGCTCTAGCTTTATTCTTTTCTGTTCTCTTTGCTTTTCATTATGAATATCTCTTTGATTCTCAGTAGTGGCTAGGGAGATCTTATGCCTAATCTCAAGAGTTCTGCGCCTATTCTGAACTGCTCTAGCACTCATTCCTGTAGCTTTAGACATCAAGGTAGGACTAGGGTTTTCTTTCCATTTGGCTATAAATTCCTCATCAGATAAATAAAAGCCATAACCATTTTTATTCATACAGTTCCTTGCTTGGATATAATGAATAAGAGAGATAATAACCTTTATAGATAAAAATTAAAAGTAATCAATCACTTAGGGATAACCATATAGGGTATAATGCAAAAAGCCCTAGTAGTTTGCGCTACTAAGGCTTTTCTAACCAAATAACTTACAGGAGTTACTATGGCTACTAATAATTCTACACTATCTCATTCAGAGCTTATTAATTGGTTTGAATATAGGAATGGTGAATTATTCTACAAAATAAATAATGGCAGAAGAAATCATAGCAAGCCTGCTGGATCTATCTACAAGAATGGTTATAAAGTTATATCTTATAAAAGCAAAAGGTATTTAGCGCACAGATTAATATACTTTTATCACTATCAAAAGCTGCCCAAATACTTAGATCATATCAATACCAATAAACTGGATAACAGAATAGAAAACCTTAGAGAAGCAACTAAAGCTCAAAATGCATGGAATGTAGGGAAAACCATTAGAAACAAATCAGGATATAAGGGCATTTGTTGGAGAGCTAATAAAGGTTATTATGAGGTTACTTGTTGTATTAATGGCAAACAGTTTTATTTAGGTAATTACAAAGATATAACTAATGCCAAAGATACTCTACAAAAATTTAGATTAAAGAAACTGGGTAGCTTTGCAAGAAATGAATAAACCTTTAAGACCTAAGTCCATATGTTGCTATGCAGGATGTGGCAAGACCATAGACCTAGGAAGGTATTGCGATAAGCATGAAGCTCTACATCAGGCGCAAGAGAATAAGCGCAAGTCCATCAGGAATGCGGACTATAGCAGGATGTATTCATGGAATTGGCGGAAGTATTCACAGAACTATATCAAGGCTCATCCCCTGTGCAGAATATGTTTAGAGGATGGGAAAATAATTCCAGCTACAGAAGTAGATCACATCATTCCGCATAAGGGAGATAAGGATTTATTTTGGCAGGAAGATAACCATCAGCCATTGTGTAAGCCATGCCACAGCAGAAAGACTGTGCTTGAGGATGGTGGGCTAGGATTTAAAGCTAAGTATGATAAAATCAATGAATGAATTTAATTTGCGCTAATTGCGGTATAAGTTTTGACTTTCACAGAAAGAAACAATACTGCTCGGCTAAATGCTGTAGGGCAAAATATAGAAGATTATTGGGCATTCCTCAGTTTAAACCAAGGGAAGATAAGGTTTGCAAAGGATGTGGCAATACCTTTTATAGGAATACTAGCGGAGTATATTGCAATGCAGAATGTAGGATTGCTTATAAGAAAAGCCAGTATGAATTAAAGCAGGAAGCATTAGCTAAAAGAAAAGCTGAGATTGCTGAACAGAGATCAATAGATAGACTTAATCAAAAATTAATATCAATAGTCAAAGCCTATGCAAAGTTCAAGGCAATCCGTCATAAGAAATGTAAACAATGTGGAATTGATTTTGTAGCTAGAAACTTTGGTTTTCCTTTATTGTTTTGTTCTGATATATGCAGAAAAGAATCTGCTAAAGAATATAAAAAGACAGAAAACTTTAAAAAAAGTAAAAGAATAAGAAAAGCACAAAGAAGGGCAAAGATAAAAATAGATTGTGATCGCATAGATCCATTGGATATATTTAATAGAGATAATTGGAAATGTAAACTTTGCAATGTAGATACCCCAATAGATCTAAGAGGAAGTTACCAGAACAATGCGCCAGAGCTTGACCATATAGTTCCACTCTCAAGAGGTGGATTGCATATAATAAGTAATGTAAGATGCTTATGTAGATCATGTAATGCAATTAAAGGAAACAAATTAGATAATGAAATCAATACCTTGGGGGGATAATGC